CGTCTTTTGAAACAAATAATCCTTTTTGGTCTCTTTCAATTATTTTAGGAGGAATAATAACTTGTTTTTGTTGAGCCATATTTCCGATCAATTGCGCGAAAGCCATTTGGATCGGATTAATTGGCTCGGAATCTCCTAATCCCGGTATTTTTTCAACTACTGATTGTATCGCTAATGCTAATTTTTCGTCCAATTCTATTAATCCTTCGTCTATTTGGTTTGCAAGATCATGTAAAAGTTTAGCCATAACCCCAAAACCTAAGATTATGACTCCTATAATATAGAGGCTCTCCATCATATCCCCATCGTAGCCCGATCGGTTCTTAATACCCTCCCCGAACCCCACCCTAATCTTTTTATCTTAATCATGAGTCGAAAGGATACCTTTCAGGCGATATGCAATCGCGTAAAACGATTTTAATCGAATCAAAAGATTTGATCGGCATTCTGCCGGTGATATTATATATTGATTTTAGGTCGTGAGGCATAATATGGGTGAATACGACGACAAATGCTGCCTTTGCAGAATAAGGAAATGCTATCAAGACGAAAAGAGACATACATGGGGAATTTGTGAACGATGTAAGGACACGATCAGTGAGGACTGGTAATGATGGATGCAAGAACTGTTGTTTGTCCTAATTGTGGGTACTACGGGTGTGCTATGTGTCTTGAAGAACAAGGATTTGATGCTAATGATCCGTGTTTAACCTGTGGAGAGTTAGTTGGTTCACATTCATTTGTTGAAATGGTTGTATGTTTGGCTAAACAAGGCCGATTTAGGGATGAGGAAGAATGATTGGATTAAGAGCGAAAGAATGGGATGTCATTTGTGGAGCGTTATTATTAGCCAAAGATCATGAATGGGATGAAATCGAAAAAGGATGTCAATGCAATGAAGAATGCGATCCTAATATTTATCATAGAGGATGTTATGATGAAACTCAGATTAGAATTTTAGAATCATTATTTGATAAAGTAAATATGATCAAGAAAACTATGGAGCACTTTGAAATTCTATTAAGTGGAGATTGTTAGATGAGTAAAATTCTACATTCATTTACTCTCTATAAACAAGCATCTGAATTAATTAGAACCAGATCGAAGGCTGGAGAAATGTCAGATAATGTATCTAAAGCGATCATCTGGTTCTACACTGAACCTAAATGGGCAAAAGAATATGATGAAGAAGGTTTCACTGGTAAACTAATTCAATCATCACATGGTGTAGTTATTGCACCCTTTGAAAGAAAAAAGATGCTAGAAGTGATCGGGCAGTTAAATCAACAAATAGATCAATTGAACGCTGAGAGCAAAGCACTCAAAGATAATAGGTTTAAGTTCTGGAAAAAATTGCCTTAATAGGGGGTCGAGAGGTCAATATTTTCGCCTATGATGGCGAAGAATTATCGCTATTGACTTTACACTCTCAATAGGGTCTAGGTGTGCCGGGTGTATAACTTGGAGGAGTTGTGGGCCCGTATGGATATTGAACAGGCATTCCAGTTACAGGGTCTATTCTTCCACCCGGATTAAAGTTAATATTGGGAATTAAAATTCCTAAGATTTCTCCAATAGGATCGTTTGCAAAATCTCCGGCAGTTTCTCTCCATGCATCATATTGAATCTTCCAGTCATTATACAATTCCAATCCAGTATTATATGCTCCCGGTATTATGTCAAATTTGAATCCATAATAAGTAGCCAAACCACCAAGAATCAAGCCCATTGCTGAAGCATCAGAAAATAATGCAACTAAAGGAGTGGTAATTCTGTTAAATTGGTATGCTGCAATGCCATCAGAAATTAATTCTCGTTCAGATCGGCCTAGAACTATTTCATGACGAACGACTTGGTCTGGTTTTGGCTTAGGCATTGAATCACCTAGAGAATTTTAATACTAATATGAGGACAAGCACCTAAACCTGAGAAAAATATGCCGGGTTCTAAATCTTCTGCAGTAATATCACTTGGAACAGCAGAAACACTTGAATTAGTAGTCAATGAAGTTCCGTAACCGTTAGTAGTTGATGGGAATGATTCGTAAGGCGCGATCCTTGCTCTGTAAATGTTATCGATTGCTCTTTGAGTAATAGAATCTGTAGTCGATTTATTTTGAGATAACCAGAATTGAGTTCCTCTAGTCAGAGTAACTGTAGAACTAAACGAAGTAATACTTTGTTCACCTGTTGAAGTTCCGTCTGCAGTAGCATAACCCAAAAGAGTTGAAGGCACTCCGTTATTATCTCTATAGAATCCATAGTAGACATTAGTCGCTCCAGATGATGCAGAAGTAAAATTCATTATTATTTCTGAAATATCTCCAGATGCTGGAGCAATAAAAGGGTAAAAATATTGTTTAGTATCTATTGATCCAGTATTGTAACGACTAGCGCCGTATGGTGGTAAACTCAAAATATCAAACGCAGCATATCCAGTACCTGATTGGTCTAATTCTACACCAACTAATTCCGCGTTAAATTCGTTACCTCCTCCTGCAGCAGTGGACCAGGTAGGAGGACTTGTTGCTCCTGCAGATGTCAATACTTGTCCTGCAGTTCCATAATTTGCCCCACCAATTCCTAATTGTCCTGCGTCTGCCATTCTAAATTTCTCTGATCCACCCGCAGAAAATCCTATTTGATTTGCGGCCGCTTTGAAGATTCCAGTATCTGCATCAGCAGTAAAAGAAAAGTCGGGAGCCGCTGCTGTATTGGTTCCTGATGTTTGAAATGCAATTCCAGTGACTTTGTTGTTTGCTACACCTAGTCTTTCATTACCTCCAACAGTAAAACCGAGTTGATCGGCTGCAGGAGAATACATTCCAGTATTAGTATCACCCGTAAATGAATAAGTAGGAGCAGATACAGAACCTAACGATCCTTCAAGAGGAAATGATACAGCACCTCCAGATGCTGCAATGGTTACATTACCACCTGCTCCGCCATCTGTAATAGTTATGTTAGCCCCTGCTGTAAGTTTTCTTTCGTTAGTTAGAGTACCATTGAGTGCCATTACTACATATTCTGCGTCAGTTGGCGCTCCTGATCCTCCTCCACCCGTTAAAAATCCGTTCCAGTCACCACGTACGGCCATTCTAGCAAGTTGAACTAATACTAAACGACGCATTTCGTCTTCATTTTCAGGCTCAATAAAGATTTTTTCTGCAACTCCCTTGAATTGACTATACGATAAGTTCTCCAGATCGGTCTCTTTCAATAGTTCATAGATTCTTTTTGAGTAATCTGGTGCGTCTGGTAGTGGCATATTTCATCTCCTAACTCAAAAATCCATCCCAATCGGCCTTGCAGGCAGTAATTGCGAGTTTAATTAATACTAATCTTCTTAGTTCATCTTCATTCAATAGCATTATATCGATCGGTTTGCCGATATTATCAATTGTAGGATTCTCACCAGAAGCAATCTCTTCAAGCGTCTTGCCCTTAATGATAGGGTAAATTCTATTGCTACGTCTTTCAGCATTAGGGAGGGGCATTTCATATCACTTTATTCGGTTCATCGCTCTTGCCAGAATCTTCTCGATCGCCATGTAATCTTGTGGAGTTAAAATCCTAGGGTTAAAAGTATTAAAGGCCAATTTGACTGCTTTTGAATCAATAGACTTAATCAATCTTTTTTGTTGTGCCTTTGTAATCTTAGCCATTTAGATCACCTTAAGCAGAAGTTATGTATTGTGCTGTGAAATTTAATTGAACTGGAATTGAGCAAGGCTTCATGTAAGGTTGTGTTTCAATTGGATCAGTTGCAGGAATACTTCCGCTCAAATTTCCATTACTCATAGTTACTTGTGCGCCACCTGCCACGCTTGTAATTAATGCTTGATCTACTGAAGTAAATTGTGCCATCTGAACAACTTGGCCCTGGAGAGTTTCTCCTATGGAATTCGAAGTCTGGAGGTCTACAAGTTGGAAAGTTCCCGCACCTGCCGCTACACTTGCACCGATGAAGATACGAGGAACACCTTGGTTAGTCACTACCGCTAGAGACGCATTTCTGCCAGCAGCAACCATAGTGAAAACTCGGAGTTGATCTCCAGCCATTAAAGTCACAGGGCGAGCAAGAGAAGGAGTTCCACATGCAACTCCCTTAACTGCAAATGGTATTAAAGAAAGGATCAATCCTTTCCTTAGTATGTATGCGTATGATATGTTTGCTCCTGCAGTAACTAATCCAGAAGTTACAGTTTGACCATTAGCAAAGTCGCCAATATTTTGAGCCGTTACAGTGAAAGCAGTATCTGTAGTTAGACTTGCTTCTGTACCGTCAGTGATTGTTGCGTTTAATGGAATTTTAAAACCGCTAGTGCAGTTTAGGACTCCTGATACATTTTGTGTAGTCATTCAAATCACCAATTTATAATTTAAAACCCGCTCCCAAGGGCCGAAAGATATTTCTATTTACGTTTGAAATAGGTCTACGAAGTAATCTTTTACCTAATTTAAAACTTACATTTATGGCTGCGGCTTTGTAAAACATGCTCATATAATTGCTGGACAGATTTGCCTGCATAGCATTAAACGATGCACCCGGATTCGTAGTAATATCTGCTAAGGATATTTGATCTGTACCTGTCATTACCATACTAGATGTGTTATAACCGCCTACAGAATCAGGCATTCGTTTCATTCCAATATCAGACGCGCCTGTAATAAATCCTAATGGAGTAGTTCCCATAACTCCAGAGGTTAATGTATCTGCATAAGCATAACTTTCTGCTAAATTAATTAGTGAAACCGATCGGCTTCTTCGTCTTGAGGCTTTCTTTCTTCTACGTGCCATACTAACATCTGGTTGTATAGTTGTTTATTATTGTTTTACAAATTTTACCGTAAAACAGCAATTTTTGAGCTTTATTTTTTCCGGAATTCGAAGTTTTTAAGATCTAAAAATTCCGTTATTCGTCTTTTGAAACAAATAATCCTTTTTGGTCTCTTTCAATTATTTTAGGAGGAATAATAACTTGTTTTTGTTGAGCCATATTTCCGATCAATTGCGCGAAAGCCATTTGGATCGGATTAATTGGCTCGGAATCTCCTAATCCCG